AAAAATGGCGCATACGGAAATTATAGTTATATACAAAGAGAGCTGAATAACGGTACTTGGTCAAATCAAACTCCAAACATGACCGAGCCACTAAATAGCGCTCCATCTCAACGAGGAGCGGCATTTACTATGACGGTTTATGACCCAGCAAATGCAAGCACAGTTAACAACGGTACTATGTTTGGTAGTTGTTATTCAGGTTTTGCTAATGCTCAACCAGCAATAATAAATCAGTTCCTAATGGATTTTGGTCCAGCAGCACTAACAGGGTTCAGGTTTAAGGCCGCGTCAGGAAACGTTAGCGGCGTATTTAAAGTTTATGGGGTGAAAATATAATGACCAGATATCATGCAACATCAAACGGAAACATAGCCTTTACAGCAGAAGAAGAGGCGGCTCGTGACTTAGAAGAAGTGGCGTATTTAGCGGGGACAGATACTCGATTAGCAGCGCTTGCTCGTGAAAAGAGAAGTATGCTTTTATCTCATACCGATTGGGCTGCAAACTCAGATATATCTATGTCTGCTGCAATGACAATCTACCGTCAATCTCTAAGGGATATACCAGAACAAGATGGCTTTCCTAATGAAATTACATGGCCTGATAAACCTGCGTAATGACTACCGAGTTATTTTCACCAGCCTCGTATAAGACTCTAAGCGATAAAGATAAGAGTCGTATATGTAACGGATGTGGGGCAAAAGGCTCTATTAGTGGTCTTTTTACGCCATCTACGTTATATGGTCTATCTATACATGAGTCGTGCCTAATTCACGACTATCAGTATTTTTTGGGGACAAATGCCTCCCATAAAGCATCTGCTGATAGGAGCTTTTTATATAACATGCAACGTCAGATAGAGCAGGGTAGTAAGTGGTTAATTTGGCTGCGTAAAAGACGAGCTTTGAAGTACTATTATGCCGTTAAATATTTCGGCGGCACGGCTTTCTGGGATAAGGATTAATGATGCAAATTAAATATAGGAAGCCTTTATGAGTTATACGATGACCTATGACAGCTTATTGGTGGACCTTCGCAGGTATTTAGAGCGTGGATTTACTGAGGCAAGCGATCAGATTGTATTTGACCAACTTCCACGTTTAATAACGTTGGGAGAGCGTAGGATTGCTCGTGAGCTTAAAGTTGAAGGTTTTATTAGAGCTGTTAATTTGCCTCTTTCAATCGGTGTTTCAACGTATTTAAAACCTGACCGATGGAGAGATACCGTATCAATGAATGTGGCTGGAAATTCAATATTTGCAAGGTCTTATGAGTATTGTAGAAATTATTGGCCAGATGAGTCTGAAACGGCTGCGCCTGAGTTTTATGCGGATTATGATTATCAACATTGGTTAATAGCCCCTACACCAGTTGCTGTAAGCAATTTAGAAATTTTATATTATGAACAACCTGTACTTTTAGGTGAAGATTTTCAAGTTAATTGGCTAACAGAATATGCACCTGACGTATTGTTATATGCAGCTCTTTTAGAAGCCACTCCTTTCTTAAAGAATGATGAAAGAGTTCCGATGTGGCGAGAAATGTATGATCGAGCAGCTCAAGCATTGAGTGGTGAAGATTTATCTAAAATAATGGATCGAGCTGCACAGAGGAGTGAAGCATAATGCCTAGTTACACAGATGTATTTGGCGGAGCAAATATTTATCCAAGTGAGATAAGCTATAGCGCAGTTAGTTTGAGCGCAAATATAACTTTAAGCTGGCCCGAAGAAACATCAACAAGCGTAAATTTAGCTACTCGCATAATGGATGTAACTCCTAGCGCTGCTAATTTTAACATTACACTTCCAGATGCTAATAAAAGTGGAACAGGTAATACAATCCTTTTTAATAATAAAGGAAGTTATACTTTTACTGTTTTAAATGCCGGTGGAGTACAAGTTGGTACGATAGCCGCTGGTCAACTATGGCAAGTTTATTTAACTGATAATACCACTACAAATGGTGTTTGGCAGCTTTTACAATATGGGGCTACTACATCAAGCGCGAATGCTTCAGCTTTAGCTGGAACAGGAATAGTCGCTGTTGGAACGCTACTTTCTCAATCTGTACCTATTACAGCATTTAACTCTAATTACACGGCTGGCAATGTTGATAGGGCTAAGATGTTCAATTGGACAGGTGCAGGTGGTACCATAACTTTACCTGACCCAACCGTTGTTGGCGGAAACTGGTTCATGTACCTTCGCAATTCTGGTTCTGGTCAAATTGCAGTTACAACGCCGGGGTCTACGACAATTGATGGGGTCAATCCTTTAGCTTTTCAGCCGGGTGAATCATCTATTATAGCGTCTGATGGGGCTAACTTTTTTACAATTGGTTTTGGCCAATCTTCTACTTTTGCTTTTGACTATACTGTTATTGATATTCCCGGTTCTGGTGACTATACTTTATCAGGCGCTCAATTAAATAGGGTTGCTTACAGATTTACAGGTGCATTGACTGGTGCGAGGACTATAATTATTCCCGCAACTGTCCAACAATACTGGATCGACAATCGGACTACAGGCAGTTATACTCTAACTGTAAAAGTATCGGGTACCACTGGCGTTATCATAGCTACAAATGAAAGAGGTATTTTCTACTGTGATGGTAGTGAATTATTAGATGCTGATACGGCAAGTATTGGTGTTCCCATAGCCATATCTAATGGCGGTACTGGGGCATCATCAGCAGGACAAGCCTTAATAAATTTAGGCGGAACCTCAACGGGTATCGCATTGTTTGAGGCTGCAAATCAACGGGCCGCATGGACTGCGATTGGAGCGGCAGATGGAGGCACTTATTAAATGCCAATTCAAACAGCGGTATTAAAATCCAGTCCCGGAATTAAGCGGGACGGAACTAAGTTTGAAGGTGAGAGCTATACCGATGGACAATGGGTTCGTTGGCAGCGGGCATTGCCACGCAAAATGGGCGGGTACAAAACAACTCAGAAGTTCTTGCAAGAAGTCAGTCGCGGCTTTTCTACATTTACTCAGATGACTTTTGTTTATTGTCACTCTGGCGGTGCTACTACTTTAGAGAGGTATACTCTCGATGGTTCAGGAAATAGTTCTATTATAGAAGATAGAACACCTACTGCAATTGGTGGTTATGGTACTGTCACTTTGGCAGGTGCTTCTGGCTCAGTTGCTATGATTGCTGTTAATGGCGTTGACATTATGTCATCTTCGGTTGCATTCAATACTGACATAAATCAAACAGCCACAGACGTTGCTTCAAATATAACAGCCTTTACCTCAACACCTAATTACACTGCTACTGCGGCAGGTGCTGTAATTACGATTACTTCTGCTACAACAGGTGATCAAACTAACGGCTTTGTTATCACAAATACACTAACTACTTTGACATCTACTATTGTCAATCTTAATTATGGCTCAGACGCTTTAATAGATAGTGTTAATAACTTTTGGATGTTCGATGTTCAATACGACTCTTCAACCAATCAAAATTACCTTTTGGCTTCTGTTTCTCCAAACGGCTCTTGTGTCTGTAATGACCAAGACGGTCAAATATTCTTTGGAGAAGTATTGGGAACAGCTCGTCTTAGAAGTATACCATTACCACCTAACGCAAATGCAACAGGCGGCATGGTTAGTCTTCACCCTTACCTTTTTTATTACGGAACGGATGGCGTTATTGGTTGGTCGGTTGCAGGTGAACCTACAAATTTAACTGGCGCTGGGTCTGGTTTAGCAAGAGTTTGGGGTCAAAAAATAATCAAAGGTTTACCAATGAGAGCTGGTTCTGGAACAGCTCCAGCAGGGCTTTTTTGGGCATTTGACGCTGTTATTCGTGCTACTTTTACTGGCGGAGCAACAGTTTTTCAATTTGATATTATTGCTACTGGCACTTCAATTCTTTCTCAATTTTGCGTTGTTGATTACGATGGCATATTTTACTGGGCTGGTGTAGACCGTTTCTACATGTTTAATGGTGTTGTGAGAGAAGTTCCCAACAGCATGAACTTGAATTATTTCTTTGACGGTATAAATCAAGCTGCTAAAAACAAAACGTTTTGTTTCCAAGTACCAAAATACAATGAAGTCTGGTGGTGTTACCCTAAAGGCGATGCAACTGAATGCACACATGCTGTTGTTTACAACGTGAAAGAACAGACTTGGTATGACACTGAGCTTCCTAATAATGGTCGTTCTGCTGGTCACTTTAATAACTCTTTTGCAGCGCCTATTTTAACAGGTGTTAAAAACGATGGCCTTGGTTATAAAGTTTGGAGGCATGAATTTAAAGTTGATGAGTACGATGGTCCAACTGTACGACCTATTAAGTCTTTCTTTGAAACATCGGACCTTTCTACACTTGTTAGTGGCAATAACAGATATTTACGTTGCACAACAATCGAACCTGACTTTGTACAAACTGGACCAATGACTGTTAATGTTAATGGTCGAGCTAATGCTAGAGCACCAGAAGTAACCAGCACAACGTTTACTTTTCCAGAATCTGCAACAGAGCCTTATGAACAAATTGTAATGCTCAAAGAACAGCGCAGAGAGTTACGAGTTAAATTTGAATCAAATTCTCTTTATGGAGATTATCAGATGGGACAAATTATTGCACACTTTGACAGCGGCGATGGAACGGATTTAGGATGAGCCTAAGCGTAACATTACCCGTTGGAATAGAGCTTCAAGATTGGGCTGATTGTTTAATAACTGATTTTTCTGCATTTGGGGCTTATTCACCTTTGGATGACCCTGATAAGTGGCAAGAGTGGGCCAATCAATATAATAGGGCTAGTAGATTGGTAGAAGATTTTCCAGACCCTTACACATATGATGTTACCGAATGGCGGCAATGGGCTGAACGGTTTGTTCAGACAACGCTATGAAGTATATCGGATATACACAAGAAGAAGCTGCGGAAAAATGGGCAAGACAACATCTTGGAGCAAAAGGTGCTCCTAGTCTTTTTAGAGCTTTATCAACCGTTCATGATGACGGCACTTTTGCATGTGTTATTTTGCTTACAAATTTTACTGAAAGAAATATTGATATAAATATCGCAGCAGACTGCATATTTACACCTAAAATTTCCGTGCAACTCTTTAACGGAGCGTTTAAGATGATTTTTGAAGAGTTAGGTGCAGCAAGGACTACAGGGCTAATAGCCGATACAAATATTCTCTCACAAAGGTTTGCTGAACAGATAGGTTTTGTAAAAGAGGGTACAATGAGAAAGGCGTACGATCAAGATGAAGACGTTCACATCTACGGGTTCCTTAATGATGAATTTAAAACACATAATTGGTACAGGAGTTAGGCAGCATGATTAGGGAACAGATATTAGAGCTTGCACGTCAAAGCCCAGATTACGCTAAAAGCGTAGAGTTGATAGAACAGCGTCTACAACAGACAGCTTTCGTAGCGGAAGATTTAACCGAAGCTATTGAGATGCTAGAAGCCGCGCTTCAAAACCCAGAAATGTATCCGCAAATGGTTCAAGCTGCAATAGCTGATGGCTTGATAGATGCTGGCGATGCTCCAGCAGAATATGACGAAGTATTTATAATCTCTATGTTAATAGCTTTGTATGGCTTACAAGAGAGAGCTTCAGCTCAAGGTTTTGCTCGTGGCGGATTGACAGTTGCTGGTAGACACTTAGCGAATCAAGGTCAAGGTGGCGACTCCATGTTGGCACACGTTAATCCTAGAGAAGCTGAAGTTTTACGGCGCATGGGTGGACAAGGTACCGTTAACCCAAATACAGGTTTAGTAGAGTACAAAAGTTTAAAGAAAATATTTAAAGTTATAGCGCCTATTGCGATAGGTTTTTTAGTTCCCGGCCTTGGCACGATGATTGGTTCAGCAATGGGGGCAACTGCTGGCTCTTTTACAGGTACACTCGCCATGGGCGCTGCTGGAGCAATTGGTGGTGCAACTAGTGCAGCGCTTACTGGTGGGGACATAGGAAAAGGTGCTCTCATGGGCGGCATTACTGCTGGAGTTGGAAGCGCCATGAGTTCAGATGCTGCTGCCGCAGCTAACGCGGGTGGAAACACCGCTGGAGGCGTAGACGCAGTTACTACACTTGAAGCTGTTGATACCACTGGAGATGTAGCGCTAAATGCTAGTATTGATGACTTTAACCCAAGCGTCGGAACTTCTCTAACTCCTTCAGGAAATACGTTAGGTTCATCAGGGCAAGCTAGAGGTTTATTTGCTCCTTCTAAACCTATGTTCAATTCGATGTCACCTTCCGAGTCTGTTGTAGATGGGCTAAATCTAGAGGCAAGTGGGATGGCAGACCCTGTGCTTGGTTCAAATTTAGACCTAAAAAACCTTGTTACAGACCCAGTAATATACCCTACTCGAAATACGAGTATGGGTGTACCACCAAATACGGGACAGAAGGTAACAGGCTTTGGGGACGTACAAACTACGGGTGTACTACGTCAACCTGAAGTAACAGGCTTTGGGGACGTACAAACTACGGGTGTAACACCTCAACCTCCAGTAGAGTTTAAGTTACCAGCACCAGCAACAGCTCAACCTCAACCAAGTTTATTTGATTCTGCTATAGACTATGCCAGCAACAACAAAGGGGCATTGGCGGTAGGATTGCTATCAAGTGCAGGTTCTCTGATGGAAGCTGATGAAGAAGTTGGCCAAGCTATTTCAAGCATGTCCGATTCGCAGCGAGAATACTTTAATAGAGACCTCACGCAATGGGATTGGAATAAAGTTAAATCGGATGCAAGTAGAGCTAATCAAAGCCTATCAGAATTTATGGCAAATAACTTTAACGATTTGACCTCTGGAAAATATAATACAACCGCGTTAAATCGTGGAGGACCTCTTAATAAAGCATCTAGATATGTTCGCGGTGGCGGAACAGGAAGGTCCGATGAAATTCCAGCATATTTAAGTGACGGTGAGTATGTAATTGATGCCGAAACAGTATCAATGCTTGGCGATGGTTCTAGTAAAGCTGGAGCAAATGTCCTCGATGCTATGAGAAAACAAATTCGCGCTCACAAAGGCAAAAATTTAGCTAAGGGTAAGTTTAGCGCTGATGCTAAATCCCCATTAGCATACCTTAAACAAGGAGCTGCATAGTGGCCAGTTTATTCCAAGGAACTCCGCAATCTGCGACATCTTATAGTGAGTCTACTTCAGAGACTCCAAAATGGATGCAGGATGCTATTTTTAACCAAGTAAATTGGTCCCAAAATATAGCAAACAAACCGTACGAACCCTATGAGTTTCAAACCGTTGCAGATTTGGACCCATATGAAACGCAAGCGTTCCAAGGTGTTAAGGATGCTCAAGGTGCTTGGAAACAAGACATGAGTACAGCTCAAGCTGGTATGGAAGGAATGCAAAGTGCAGGGACAGCTGGTAATTTAGGCGAAGCGCAACAACAATATTTACGACAAGATTTGGTTAATCAAAATTTAGATGCTGGTCAAAATTTATTTAATCAAGCTGGCAATTTAGACATTGTAGGGGCTGGTCAAGGTTATTTAAATCAAGCAGCGGGCATGAATGCTAGTACTGCTGCTAATCCTTATCTTAATCAAGCTAACGCAACAACTGCTCAAGCTCTTTCTGATAGGGCGCTTACTGCGGCTAATCCTTACTTAAATCAAGCCTCTCAAAGTTCGGCATCTGATGTAAGTTCATACATGAACCCATACCAAACAAATGTTATGGATGTTTTAGCTCAACAAGGAGCTAGGAATTTATCTGAAAACTTGCTTCCAGCAGTATCTGATTCATTTATTAAAGCTGGTCAATTTGGAAGTCGTAATATGGGTGAATTTGGGTCTCGTGCTTTAAGAGACACTCAAGAAGCCGTATTACAACAACAAGCTAATGCACAACAACAAGGTTATTCACAAGCCCTTCAAAGTTCAGCGGCAGATAAACAAAGACAAGCAAGCCTAGCGGGAACTGTTGGCAGTATTTCTGGTGCTGATTTGTCTCGTGTTTTACAGGGCGGTTCTCAGTATGCAAATTTAGGTTCTACAGCTGGTCAGTTAATGGGTCAAGATGCAAGTAGATTAGCATCTGTTGGTCAAAACCTTGGACAACTTACCGGTCAACAAATGTCACAGTTAGGCAATCTTGGAAATATGCGAACTTCAGCTGGTGCTCAACAGCAACAAATGCAAGCTGGTGCAGCTCAGGCTTTTCAAAATGCAGAAGCTCAAGATTTACAGCGTCAAATTGGAGCTATGCAAACTAGCGCTGATATGGCTATAGCTGCGCAGGGGGCAAATTATAGAGACTTAACTGCTCTTGAAGCGGCCGGTAGAGCTAAACGGCAGCAAGCGCAGCAGGTTTTATCCGCTGCGGAAAAACAAGATTTGGACAGAAAATTATACCCACAACGTCAGTTAGATTTCTTGGGAACACAAGTTCGCGGAATGGCTCCGATCACTCCAGTAAGAACGACAACTTCTGGTGCAACAACTGGAGCTACTTATAATCCATCTCCGTTAACACAAGCAGCTACTGGTTTGGCAACTTATAATGCTTTAAAACCAAGGGATAAGTAAAATGGGTTATGAATTAAACAGATTAAAAGAACGGTACGGATTAAATTCTTCTTCAAAGGTGGCTTATGCTGGGGGCGAGATGCCAACTGGTCCTGCACCAACTAACCCTGCTGAGTCTCAATTAGTTGCTCCGAATGTTGGGGCAAAATATTACGATTCTGCTAAGGTTAGATACGATAAAGGTATTGCCGACGAAAAGGCCCTGTTCGATAGGTATAATGAGGACATGAGAGCTGTTCCTATAGACCGAGCAAATTATCAAAAATACTCTGATGAGTATGATAGGCGTTTACGAGGTAATGGTTTTGGGTATGAAACAACATTAAATGATCCTCAGTATAATGCTTCTTTTTCTATACCCGAATTATATCAAAATAATTTGGGCAGAGAGGGTGATGTTGAAGGGATGGCGTGGTGGCAAGAACAAAGAGATAGTGGTATGTCAGATGCAGACTTACTAACTAACTTTAGAGACACTGCTAGAAATCTTGGTGAAAACCCTCTTTATAATATAAACACTGCAACTTTACAGACTCCAGAGTATATGACATCGCCTGAGCCTTTTGTTGCGCCAAGACCGGGCGTTCATCCAATGTTTCTTAAAGAGGGTGGTTACGCTGAAGGTGGTCCGTTTAATATAATGAGCAAAGCTTTAGATATGGATCTTTTGATCGAAAACTCACTGGAGAACCCTATTGCTCCGACCACACCGGGTATGGGTGTGATGGCAGATCCACTTGCTAATAGAGAGATTGAAGCTGCTGCTGAAACTGCTGCTGAAGCTCAAGTTGTTGAAGCTCAACCTATGGCTCAACCTATGGCTCAACCTATGGCTCAACCTCCTATTGACCCTAGACAAGAACTTCTTAACAAATATTTTAGCGGTGACTTTCAACAGTCACAAGAATCAATAGATGCAAAAATGGAATATGATGAAAGAGCGCTTGGTATGCAACAAGAGCTGATGGATTTGGCAGAAACTAGCGGTAAAGGTCCATCTGAGTCAGAGAAATGGTTTAGAATTGCAGCGGCTTTGGGGGCACCAACTAAAACCGGAAACTTCTTTGAAAGTTTAGGCAATGCTAATGCAGCGATGGTTGACTTAAGTAAAGATGAAAGAAAAGCCGCTGAAAGAGCTAATGAGTATCGTATGGCAGCTGGTAAATTTGCGCTGTCGCTTCAGGCTGACAATCTTGCCTTTGCTCGTAATATTGACGCGGAAAGTAGAGATAAAACAGCTTTAGCAGTGCAACAGATTTTAAGTGACCAGTCAGTAGAGAAACAAGCAAAACTTAAACAAGACTTTACAAATTCACAAAACAAGAACAACCTCTTGGCTACGCAAATGGGATTTACGTTAGGCACCCCAGAGCACTCAGCTCAAGTTGTAAAGTTGGCTACACTAGATTGGTCAACAGCTCAGGCTGCCCTAGATGATAAGTATGCTCTTAAAGGGACAGAACTTAAACTTTATAATGATGCTCTAGAAGCTATGTCAGGTGGTCCTGACGCGCTGGTAGAAATAGACAAATTAATAGCTTTAAATGACTTTGCTTACTCAGATAGTATAGAAGATCAAGCGAAATATGCACTTGACGCAATTGGTAACCCTGAAGGCGAGAGATATATCGCTACAGAAATGCTAAGGAACAAACAAGGTAAAGTGGCTTTAGCCACTCTTAAAGCAACATTTGGAGGAAATATTTCAGATGGGGAAAGAGCTGCTAACGAGGCCCTAACTGGTACTGAGATGAAGAGTAAATCAGCTAGAGGGGATCTATTTAACAATATGAAACGTTTGCATATTGCAAGAATGGAGAAAGCTCAAAGAACGATAGATCGACTTCAGGCTCGTTCCCCATCTGAACTTTTTAATAATAATAATAGAGGGCGGTAGTCATGGCCGACAATTACTTTGGTAATCTAGCAAGGGCCACGCTTGGGCAAGGTCTTGGCATGGAATGGGGCGATGAAATTGAAGCTGGTATTAGAACATTGAGCGGGCCTGAAACACATGAGGAAGAACTTAACACTATTCGCAAAAGTTACGATCAGTTTACTAAAGAAAATCCAAAAACAGCAATGGCAGCAGAACTGGCGGGTGCTTTTATACCCACAGTAGCCTCTATGTTTATTCCACCATTAGCACCGGTGGCAATAGCTAAAAATGTTAGTACTCTTAATAAATTTAAAAATCTACCTCAAAAACTTCAAAAGTATGGTCAGGAAAACCCTATTAAAACAGGTATGGGTACAGGTGCCGCAGTGGGTTTCACTGCGGGTGCAGGAGGGGCCAATGAAGGTGAAAGACTTCAAGGCGGCGCTCTCGGTGCGGGTCTTGGAACTGTTGTTGGGGGAGTTACACAACCTGTTATAAATGTTGGGGGCGCTGCTGTTAGAGGTGTGAAAAATTTACTTAACCCACCAAGCGACGAGGTAGCAAAAAAGAAGGCAACGGAGGTAATATCTAACCAATTTACCCCGGGGGAAGCTGAGGCTGGGCTTAGACAAATGCAGCAAGACCAAATAGACGGTGTACCTAGTATTATGGCTGATTTTAATCCTGCCACGACGGAAAAGTTAAGGCAGCTTAAGCAAGCTAACTTGTCAGATAACTCAAAGGTGATTGACGAGACAATAGGCAATAGAAATATAGAAGCACCTGATAGGGTTATAGGGAAACTTAACCAAACCACAGGATCTACTAATTACTATACTCGGTTAGATGATGTTACTAACGACCTCAAAATTGAGGCAGCGCCTTTATACGATGAGGCTTATGCGGTTGGTGAGATTAACGACCCACAAGTATTAGAAATAATTAGGACCAATCCTTCTTTTAGACTTGCTTATCAGAAAGCTAAAGATATGATTAAAAATGATTATGATGAAGACATCTTAAACGGTGGAGATGGTAGTGCTTTCATATTCCCCGATTTAGATGCTGGACAGTTACCTACCGTAAAATTATTAGACAAAATTAAACAAGGTATTGATGCGGTATTAGAACCTAAAGTGGGTGAAGGCGCGTTAGATTCTCAAACAAAAATGGGGCTAAGAAGAGTAAAAAATGCTTTTCTTAGAAGAATAGACGAAGCAACAATAAACCCTAAAACTGGTTTATCTTCTTACGGGCAAGCCCGCGCTATTTATAGTTCTGGCGCAGCTAATAGGGAAGCACTTGAAGACGGAAAAGACACTTTTCTTAAAAGCGCTCCAGAACAAATTAGAGCAATGCTCAATGGTATGAATAAATCAGAGAGGGCTGGGTTTCGCGTTGGCGCAATCAGGAGCATGATAGACAAAATAAATACGCCAATAAGCAGTGGCTCAGGAAAAACTAACCCGACCAAACAAGTAACACTTGGTTCAAGAAATACTCGCGCTAATGTGAAAGAGCTTTTTCCAGATATTACTGACGGTGGGTTTGACTTATTCGATGCTGTTTTAAAAAGAGAGAATCAAATATATAATAACACTGTCAGAATTTTGAACGAGGGCTCCTCGACTGCTAGTAATATAAGAGGGGGGCTTGAATTAGCAGAAGAGACGGGTGCGATTGACGCTTCGATAATTGATCAAAGTTTATCTAGAACGTTAATAAAATATGTAGCAAACATAATTAGTGTGGGATCAGTATCATCAAACGTCCAAAGACAAATGGCCAAGATGTTACTGGATGATGACCCGATTAAAGTGGCAGCGTCTGTAGAAGCTATGAAGAGGGCATCTATACAGAGTACCGCAAGAGACGCTACGAAGGGTGTAAGAAATATAACAAACCCGTTTGCGACCACCGTAATATCAGAACAGCGAGGGGCACTTGGAACTTCATCAGCTCCTACTGAAGAAGACCTTGCAGAAGAGGCGCGCCGCCGTAAGTTAGCATTTAGTTTAATGCCTGACTCACTTGAGGATGTATACAACCGTAATATGAATCAAAAAGTTTTTGGAGGCGATGGTAACACTCCTCCGATTATGTTGCCACTGGATCAACAACAATGAGGGATAATATGGAAGTTGATGCTAGGTTTGACAAGTTAGAAATTAAACTAGATAAAATGAGTGACTCGTTAACTAAACTTGTTGAGCTTGACACGCGACTTGACCATTTTAGTCAGAACAATATTGACCAAGATAAACGAATGGATGCAATAACAGTTAGACTTAATAAACTTAATGATTTGGTTATTAAAAACACTGAATCAAGTAGGATCGCTGAACGTATTTTCTTTATTATATTAACTTCAGCAATCACTTTTATGGCTTACATTTTACCGACTCAGTAATGTTTAAATTTAGTAAGAACTCTTTATTAAATCGTGAGGGGGTTGACCAGCGACTAATTGATATTAGTAATTTAGCTATTCAAATTACTAATGTTGATTTTGGAATACCTAAACTTGGCGGTTTAAGAACAGCTGATAATCAAGCAGCATTATTTGCTTCAAATAAATCTAAAGCTGATGGAGTCGTTAATAAATCATATCATCAAAGCGGTAAAGCATTAGACGTTTATGCTTATGTTGATGGTAAAGCCTCTTGGTCAAAACAAGACCTTGCCATTGTTGCATGTGCAATGTTACAAGCCGCAGCAGAACTTGGCTATAAATTAAAATGGGGTGGGTTATGGAAGTCTTGGCAAGACTTTCCGCATTTTGAATTACAAGACTAACGGAGCTTGCTATGAGTAGACGAGTGTGGGAAAGTACTGTTTTTAGAACAGACGAAGAAGGTTTATGGTTAGTTTTTGGTCATCCGATTAAAGGATTTTGGTTGCCAGACATTGGTTTTAATTCACTCATAGAATACGATGACGTTTTGCTGCCGACTGAAAAAATAATTATCTCATTTTTTAAAGCTGAGTTTTTAGGACACGGCTATGCTTTTATCTACAAAGTCCAATTAAAACCGATGATGCGTTAGCGATAAAAAAGATGGTCGCCGACTTCTAAAACAGGTTCCATGTGAACTGCCCAATACGGATCTACGTAGTGAGCGTGATAATGTGTTGCGCCTTCGCTAATGTCTGTTGCTGTACCATTTATTATTTTTTTAGATAAAACAATTGATTCTAACATCGCTCTGCTGTCGTTAGGTGTATCTGGCAAGCCATCGCAAAACCAAGAGTATTGGCACTTGTGTTTGATTGGGTTGTTCATGTCCCATGCGTTGTATCGTGCTTGATGAACAACTTCGCATATAGTGTTTGGATATCTCTCATCGGCCACTCTATTCATGACACTATACCCAACTGCAAGCTGGCCAGCCAAAGGCTCTCCACGAGCTTCGTGATAGATATTCATTGCTAAACATAACGCTGCTGTAGTAATCATTTTATTTCTCCTAAAATAAAGGTGGCTGATCTTTTTTTAAATTCCATTCGTAGTATTTGTGGCACTTGTTGCAAAGCTTCTTATTAAGACTATAGAATCTTATCAATATGTCACCACAGCAAGGCGATAATAATTTAACATCCATGCGCGCTTAACTCCTCTTCTAATTGTTTAATTAAAGTAATCTCATGCAGTCTTTTTTCGCTTAACCCTTTGACAGAGTTACTCTCAAGTTGGAGAATAAGATTGTCAACTCTCTTATTAAAGCTATTAACTTTAAGATCGAGTTGATATAATTTTTCTTCTAACTGTGACATTTTAGCTTGTTCTTTTAGATTCATCATTTTGTTTACTCCAAGTTTAAATCTCTTAATTGCTCATCAGTCGTTTTTTCTACAATATCGGCTTCTAAGCCTTCTTCTAATATTTTAGTAACTGTCAGAGTTGCTAATTCCGTCATACCGTTTTTCATCTGACTAATTATCCAGTCGGTTCGCAGTCGTTCGACAGCTAACTCTTTTCTTAATTTATTTATTTCGTGGTCTAATTTTAAACTCATTTCTTTTCCTTTTTATTAAAGTCATATGACCGATTGACCCCAATTCGCCAATCGGCCACAATCCGTTGATCGTCATGATTAGTGGTATTCCAGTAATTGAATATAAGTGAAAGACACCGATACCACCTTGCTTGAAGACTTCATGACTAGCCTCTTTAGGAGTCTTTCACCTTGGATCTAACACATATATCATGTTATATTTTTTAGGCAGAACAGTGGGACAACTTTCGCGTTCAAAATTAGGAGATGATTCGATGTAAACACATTGGCCACCCTCGCTTACTCCAACTGTCGGAAGCTCTAAAAAAGTTAATAGTGACAATGACAAGCCAACTATTATTGCGCAACTAACCGCGACTGTTAAGTAATACTTTTTCATCAACCTCACTCCCTTCGTAACTATCTATTATATCGTCTGCCACATTGTAAATGCCTTGGCCCAGCGACTCTTTAAGTTTAAACGTTATTTCCCAAATCCGGTCACTGTCTACCGCGTTAACCAAATCATTTAACAAGTCAGATAATTCGGGTGTCTGTTCTAAAACTTCAACGTCAAAGCTATGAATATGGCTATAAGCATCTGCAACGTCAACTCTTTTAATCAGCGCATTAACTACATCGTTCTTGTTCATCTTATATCTCCGTAATAAATTATTTCAGCCTGAGCATTCCAACCTTCTTGCCAATACGCTGATTTATTTTCTGTGGAAAAATCATAACCATTCAAATAATCGGCCATGCCTTGTTTCCGGTCTAAAATAATTTTGCGTGCTTCTTTAAGTACAGCTAATTCTAAGTCAGTCATTGTAATCTCCCTAATCAATCCAAATTTTAAGTTGAAAGTTTTCTTCAATTGAGTCGGCATCTATTGCCCACATTTGAATAACTTCTAATGCATCGATGTCAAAACCAACTAACCACTCGCCTAGTAATCCGATGGTCCAGTCCTCATCACATCTTATAACAGCGTCTTCGCCGTTATAAGTGTGAGGCGGTTCGTTAACGTATTCCAAGTTAAGATGCTCAATCATTTTAAAAACCGTGAACGACACCAATCAAGCTCACAATCTTCTATTTCAAGACGAACTGCTTCGATCATTCTTTCCTGTAGCCCCTCTATCATTTCATGAGAAGCTTCGACCCATACTAAAGGAGTGGTCATGCCATTAGTATGCTGAACGTTGCTAAATTCAAATTCTTCTTCTGTATCTTCTGACC